TTAACGGCCGCCAATTACAGAGAATGTGGCGTTTGGTGGTGTGAAAGGCTGGAAATTAATGCCAGCACCAGCCCCGGAACCGGATAGAACACTGACAGTAAAACCAGTGGGAGTTTTTGCAACACGGTACATATTGGCAATGTTAGAAGACTCGAAATCGACAACAACTTGATACTTGGCATCAATGCGTTGGTTCTTAAAGAGGACTTCAAAAACGCCGGGAGATGGGTTGGTAAAAGTCGATACATCGAGACTTGCGGAAGAATCAAAAGCGCCAGACGTCCAAACAGCCTTCGAGGTAACTCCATACAGATCAGAAGAGATAACAGAAGGTATGGACTCAAAATATACGGAGTCAAATAGAAGGGTTCCAGTCCCAGCAGTTCTGCGAATAGATACACTATGCCAACCACGGTTAGCAACAGCTATGACGAGATCATCAGGAAGACTGATGTTCTCGGTCTCTCGGTTGAAATTGCCAAAAGCAACCCTTGACCTGATGCTCCCAGGTTTACCATTCAGCTTGGAATACTGATAATGGAAATCACTCTGAAGGGCACCATCATCAAGCCTGATTTCAATGGTAGATGAAGATCCACCAACCACTCCATTAACAAACAAATAGAGCCCATCTGTATCAGCATAAAATGGAATTGTGATCCAGTCAGAACCACCTACCATAGTTGTTTTTTCGTTGGAAAAATCGCCGCGCGGGGTGACAGATGTGGAGTTTGGCAGCACATTGCCATTGATCTTTGTGGCTACTGAGTTGATGTTTGGGTTGGCCACAATGACTGACCCATGAGAGACCACATTTGTGGTTTCGACCAATAGCAGTGATGAAGCAAGCCTTGTCCCCATCACCTTTAAACCGATTTCGCTAAGATGAGTCCCATCATCACAAATCTCAGGGATAGCGTATTGACTAAAAATATCATGGCAAACATCAACATATGGACAGCCGAATTCAGCAGCCACGGATTTTGCAGCTGCGTTATATGCACGAGACAGCTTAGCAGCAGAGAAAGCAGTTCCGTCAAACCCTGGATTGCCACCAACCAAAGAACCAAATGGGGTAGTGCCAAGAACGACTGTGTGCTTGCCATTCAAGATCTGCTTAGCCACAAACAGACGCAACGCCAATGCATAGTTGAGAACGCTGTACTCGCCTGAGTTTATGCCAGAAGGGTCTATCGCATTGGAGGAAGCAAACTGCTGATCATTGATGCCATAGCCAACAGTGCAAAAATCAGTGCCTGTTACTGCGCGATGACGCAGATATGCTGATATAGCGCGATCACCTGAGTATCCCCGATTGGATATAGAAACCGAGTTAGCCAGATTTTTCCCAAGAAAATCTGACAGAACCTTGGGGTAATGTTCATTAAACTGCCAGTTTTCATAAGTTGAACCATCCCCAAAATTGGTTTGCTGACCAATGCGATTGGTTGCATTTGGTGATGATGGTTGAGCCTGGCCAAAACCAACAGAATCAGCGTAACAATCACCAGATATCGGCGCGACAGTTGATTTCAACTTACCTGAAAATCTTGATTTATTATCTGACTGGACCTTCCTGACTACGCTCCAATCAACAAACTTTAACATGCCTCCACTATCAACAAGAATGTGGAGGATGTCATCATAAGTCATTGTTGAATCAGAAAAACCTTGGATTATCTCGCGTGATGACGAGTACTGATACCAGTATCCATAATCAACAATAAAAACCATGTCACCCTGTGAAAAAACAGATGTTTTAGCATCTAATGATGAAAGTAATTTGATTTTTATATTAGATAGTGCAGATGAAGCAGCGATCTGAGTGATAGCCTGAAGAAGTTGATCATCATTCGTCTTGCTAGGCTCAATGCCAGCTGCCTCCAGAACGTTAAGAAGCTCATTGGTAATCTGATTAAACCAGTCAGCACCAGGAACAGTTGGAGGGACACCAATGCCACCCTCAGTGAAATACTGACGGATAACAGACGCAACCGGACGACGAGCAGGCTCATCAGTTACACCGCTTCCACGATCAGGCCAGTACATAGTTACACCTCGTAATTAAAGTCGTAGTAAAAACCTGCCAACTTCAGGCGGTTAAGAACACACTCAAGAATCAGTGCAGCCTGACCACGCAATGGGGTTAGCACATCATCGAGAACAGAGAAAAGGTCTTCAGGAATACCGATGACATCGACACGAAGAACGAATCGCGTCGCATCTGAATAGATGGGATAGTTGACGTCGCGTAGCACGTTATGTGGCCACTGTTCATGCACCTTGACTTCATATCCAAGCGCTGCGGCGATAAACTCGATTTGCCATGTAGCAAGGCCGCCTTTGCGGTGATACTTCTCAACCACTGCCGCGCGCCGTTGCTCGAATGTCTGATAGGCAATGTTGCACTCAGGCAGGCCAAGATAGACCTCCCATTCAGGAAGCAGCTGTACCGTTGTTTCAGGGCGCATTTCAAGCAGAAGCTGATCGGCGCTTAGCTCAACTTCCTGCAGCCGTTTGGCAAAACCGAGCGCGTACTTTGGCAAGAACGCTTCAGGGTCTCTCGGCCAAGCGCGACCGACAGGCAATTGCTGAATTAGAACATCGCCCCATTGAGCTACAGAGTGGGCCACGTCACCACCCCAATCACATTCAGTTCAGCAGCGGTTGCTGGCACATCTGCGTTCAAATCAAGCTCATAATCTTTGACACCAGTTGCCGAGCCAATGGCGGTGCGAACCTTGGATAGCAAAAGCGTCTGCCCTGGTTGCAAGGTGCGCTCATACCCATTCAAGTTCTGCTCGATAGCGGCGCGAATCTCAGCGCTGTCTGGCGTTGGGGTGATCGTCAGATTAGTGGTCTTGAGTGTTGGACCTATGATGACCGGTTCGATACCTGCAGGGCGGCCAACCAGCACGCCAGTCGCCGGATCAGCATGACGGAAGAGGTAATCCTGCATCATAAGCTGCTCGGTAGGCGTTGGCAGGATGTCAGTCCGGTCATCATAAACCCAGCCGATCCCGACCGTTCCTCCGCCTTGCCACACGTCATAGGCCCATGCGCGGGTCACTCCAGCCACCTCGCGCATCCAGGTGACGTAATCGGCCACAGCGCCACCCATCGGCGGGTTGCGCTTGCGGAACAGCAGGCGCTCTAGAAGCTGGTTGATAGGCTCGATATCGGCACCGCCGGTGATATCTCCGCTGGTGCCGTTGGATTGCAGCCCGGGAACGGGCGTTACCAGTGCCAACGTTTGACCAGCGGCAAGGTTTCCTGTCGCACCTGCTTCTGTCGCCTGCACCTGCACGGCAACAACGCCACCGCTCGGGCTGGCGCTGCTGGTGACGGTGTATTGACGGCCGTCACTGTGCTGCAGCACGGTACCGACAGGGGCTGGCACTGTGCCGCTCAAGGTTGCAGGGCCAGCAGCATAGGTGGCCTGCTTGCGGATCACCCCTTCAAACTGGGCGGTTTCGATAATGGTCTGGTCATCCGATTCGCTGGTCGGGATGATCTGACGGACGATCCACATCTGATGATCGTAAAGGTCGCGCTGGCCAGCGGAAACGGCAGAATTGAGTGCCTGTTCGATGCCGAACTTGGGCAGCACGGTGCCAAGACTTGACTCGATATCGAGCAGGCCGCTGGCGGTGATCTGGCGCAGGGTGGGGACGTTATACGGCATTGGCTTGCGCCTCCCACCGCTTGTTGATGGTCATGGGAATGTTGGTTCCGTCAGGGCGGGTGATGACGATGTTAAGCTGCAGCATCTGAAACTGGGGAATGGCGCCGGTCACCACGATATTGCTGGCGTAATCAGGCTTTAAATGGGCATCAAGGGCGGTTTGCGCGTAGGTCACTGCCTTGTTGCGCACGTCGGTAGTGAGCTTTTCGCGATCCAGCAGCCAAAGCTTGCTGCCCCAAGGCTGGTCGGAAAAGGTGTCGCCAATCCAGCCGCGCTTATCGCCAGTGCCATCTGGCAGTACATCGTAATCATCGGCACGCGCATCGGTGAACAGCACCTGCAGCACCAGCGTTTCGAGGCCATCATCCTGACGCAAACCGGCCGGGGTGATGTCGATATCGCCCCGGCCGGTTTCGTTGTTCCAAATGATGGCAGTCGTCATCGCCCCTCACACTGGGGGCGATGTTTGCCCCCCACCTGGTAAATCGTGTTTATGTTCCAGAAACGACTTGCCGCTGATGATCACATCGCCATCAACAATGATGTTCAACGTGACGTGCATGGCGCCCTGAAACTCGTTATCAGGGGATATGGTGGTGGTTTTCTCTTCGGCTGTGATAATGACGCTTTTCGCGCTGAGCGCGCCCAATCCGTCTTTACCAAGGGTGAGGTTGTGACCCTCCTGATGGTATAGGCAACTATCACCCTCATCCAATCCTTTCGGGCGAAATCCCTTATGCTCGACGGCAATGGCAACCAATCCGGCACGAGCGCCACCAAGCCCCAGCACGATGGCTTCAGACCCTTCTGGCGGCACGCTGGTGTGGCCGTAGTTCTGGAAGCGCTCGATATCATCCGCCCCTTCGTCGGCCAGCACCTTGAGTTGTAGGTTCTGGCGCTGCAGGGCGTCATTGACCATGGTAACGATGGCGCGATCAGCAATCAGGCGCAGGCGGCGCTGCAGCGGGGCCAGCAGCTTCTGCACATCACGAACACTTACCATGTTGTCACCTCTTTGGTCTGTTTCTTGGTTACTTCTGCGGGGATCAGCATTGCCTCGCGCGGGGTCAGGTTGATGATGGCCTCGCGGCCTGACTGGTCGCTTTCCATCATGGTCACCGAGACGATCAGCCAGTTCACATCCAGTCCCTGTATTTCGCACTTAACAGGGCACATCCGGTTAATGCGCCAGAGCGGGCCGCTGTCGCCTTCCATACCCTGAGTGCGCCAGCCAGCGACGGTAATCTCGGTCTGGGTTCCTTGTCCGATGCTGCGCTGTTTTTGCCACTGGCCGCGCTTGCTGGCACCGGCCACGGTGGTGACATCTTCGGCAATGATGATGCGGGGTCGATAGCGCGGCACATCCGGATCGCTGATGGTCGCCTTCTGGCCGCCGATGGTGGTGGTCGGCGTGTTATCCCACGTCGCGCCGCCGCCGTAGCTGCTGCCCTTGACGATCCATTCTGATGCCCGATCGCGCATGCTGAAGTTGCCACGGGCGGCCAGAATGTTCTTGCCCAGGATAAGGCTGGCGCCCATCTCCTGCTCGCTGGCTTGCGTCAGCACCAGCTGGCCTTTCTCATTGGTGGTGAGCAGCACGGCTCGCTGCTTGGCCAAGCGATCGAGCAGCTCGAAACAGGTCTCTCCCTGCTCGATGGCCACGCGGGGGAAGGCCGCGCCAAGATCGCACTCGACCACCACCTCGATACCAAACGGCTGGCAGATATCGCGGGCCACCTTGTCGATGGTAATGCTCTGCCATTGGCCCGACTTGTAGATGGCCGAGCAGTCAACCAGATCGCTGGTCTTGCTGCGACCGCTGACCACCCAGCTCACCTCTTTGGCGTCATAGCTTGGGTTGAAGTCGTCCACGTAGCCGGTCAACACCAGATCATTGCCGATATGCACTGTGCAGGCACTGCCTTCGCGGATGGCCATCGCCTTGGCATCACCCCATTTGCGAGTCAGGTTCAGCTCGAAATCACCGGCGATATCGCTCAGGCTGCGGGTGACGCGCACCTTCTGCCAGCCTTCATAGATATTGCCATCCACGCGCAGGGTGATGGGTTCAGCCATTGGTCACCTCGTCAATCACCTGAATGGTGGTGCTCGGGGTGATGAATGCAGGGTCGCGCAGCTTGTTGCCCATCACCAGCCGATCGCGGTACTCGGCATTGCCATACTGCTGCCACGCCAGCAGGGCCGAAGGGGTGGTGGTGGTCAGGGTGATCTGACGGCGGCGCGGCAGCTTGGAGCCCCGTTCGCGGCTGTCGTTAATCAGGGCAAGGCGCAGATCGCGCAAGGCGCGCCAGACATCGCTTTGCTCGGCCTCTACTGCATCCATGGCCAGCTCTGCCAGCCGGTTTGCCCAGTAGTTGGCCAGCTGCTCCAGATCGTCAGCAGTGAGCAGCAGATTGCGATCTGCCCCCACCACGCCATCCATGGTGACCGGACGGCTGATCTGGTTGTTGACCTGATCGCCTGTCAGCGACTGGCCTATCGTCACCTGACCGTTCTGGTCGGGGGTAAAGTCGCGGTTGGTACCGAGATCAGCACTAGCAATGGCACTGGCCGCCGCCATGGCAGTGGCACGGTCAATCAATGCAGTGAAAGCCTTGCCGTTATCGAGCGCGGCATTCAACTCGGTGGGGGTGTCAATGGTCGGTACGGATGACGCCACACCTTTCGTCACATCGCTGTTGATGCTGGTCGGCAGGCCGCCAGTGATGGCCAGCTCGGCGCGCATCCCTTCCCAACGGCGGCTCACCTGGTCATAGACAGAGAGCGCCCGGATGGGATCAGTCACCACTCCTTTGACATCCTCCACGATGCCGGTCACCTCGCGGGCCAGTTCGCCAGGGTAGGCCAGCAGCGAGCCGACGCTATCCTTGGTGCGCATCAAGCGATCGGTCCACTCGCGGAACTGGTCAGGCAGGGATGGCAGGCCACGGGTCAACTCGTCCAGATCGTCGAGGAAGGTATCGACCATCACTCCCATGTTGTCGATGCCGGTGACGAATGAATCGAGGAATGATTGCTCGCTGGCGCCCTGCGCCAAGGAGGCAGCATTGCCGAGGGTGGCGGCTGTATCGATGGCAGCAGAGGGGAACAGGTTCTTGCCAGCTTCCCAGACCGTGAAGGTCACATAGGCAACGCCATCCTCTTCGTTATCCAGCCGATGGCTCACATCGCCGACCTGCACGGTGCGCACGCCCCACCACGGGTGGATCATCTCGCCGGTTCCTGGCTGGTTCAGGGCATCGAGCAGGGCGCGCAGCTTGGATAGATAATCTTTGCCGACCAGCTTGCCGGTGATCTGCTCGTTGGTGATCGCCGCGCCGTTGTCTTCGGTCCAGCTGCTTTCGCGCTTCGGGTATTCGCGGGGTATGGCACGGCGGCCACCTTTTCCTTCCACGGTATTCAGCAGGAACTCAACGCCCCTGATCGAGGCAGTCAAACGCTCTTCAAAGCTCATTCAAACCCTCCTTAAGGCATCAATGAAGGGCCATTATCCACGCGCACCTGCAGCCCGGGAGCCGCGTCGCGGGTACGAACGGTGATGCGGTCATCGCTGACCTTGATATCGAGGGATCCCATCACCTGCTCGCGGCTTCTCGGGGTCACCCCTTCACGGCTGAGCATGCTCCAGGCATCGCTGCCCAGATCGCCAATGGTGGTGTTCTTGGCCCACTGACCGAACTTGGTATCGCCAAACAGAGAATTGGCGGCATAGTCCACAGCTGGGTAAAGCATGGTGCCGGCCAGTACGCTGGCGAACGCAGACTTGGCCTTACTTCCCTTGCTGCCACCACCGCCACCAGGGAGATCAGCACCACCGCTCATGCCGCCCATGCCACCACCCGGCATATTGACCACATAGACCGGGGTTGCGCCAAGATCGGCCATCGCACCACCCATGCCACCGGCGCCACCCTTGCTCGGCTTGGCTGCATCCCACACGCCTTTTGTCCATTTGATGGCGTCGATCCCTTTCTTGACGGCTACCAGACCGCCGACAACCAGGGCGATATTCTTGCCGGTCTCCAGCCAGTTCTGCACCGCATCAGGGTCGAGGCTATTGATAGCCTCCGCGAGTTCAGCGATAGGGGCGGCAAGCTGCTTGTTGGCAAACTGGTTCCAGCTGTTGCTGACCAGCTGCAGGCTACCAGCGAAGTCATTGGCGGCCACGGCCGCATCGTTCAGGGTGGTGGCGCCATCGCCAGATAGCTTGAGGAACTGGTCAAACGCTTTGACATCGCCAGTCTGGACGAACTCGGCGATCACCGGTTTTAGCGCCCGCTTGGCTTCATCGGTCAGAGCCAACGGGGCTAGGTTAGTAGATAACCCTTTCGACTTAGTGACGATCTCTTCAATCAGCACCGGCAAGCTGCGCATCACCTCTTTACCCTGCTTGAGCTGCTCAGGGTCGAACACGTCGATATTGCCCAGCTGTTTGAGCTTCTTGACAGTCTCAGGGCGGGTGATATCGCGGATGATTGACTCGAAAGCCGTCACCGCCTCGGAATCAGATCCGACACCCTGACGGATGATCTGCAGCGCCGCGCCCAGTTCGGTGACTGCACTGGCACCCTGACGGCCAGTTGCAGCATAGGCTGCGAAAATCTTGGGACCCTCTTTGGCCATATTGCCCAAGGTAAATGCGCCCTGCTTACCCTGCAGGTTGAGGGTATCGATCGCTTTCATCGCCGCTTCGCTGGAGTCGATAGCCAGCTTCTTGAACTCGGTGAAGATACCGCCAACCTCAAGGCCACCGGCGCCGGTCGCCTGAATGACGGCGGCAATATTGGGCAGGTTGTTGATGGCGTAATTCAGATCGCCCGTCTTTGTCAGGATTTCTTCTACGGCGGATGTCGCCTCGTTGGGGTCGATGCGAATGCCTTTGGTGTTGCTGACGGCGTTAATCTCGTCCTTCAACTCTTTGGCCTTCTCGCGGCTGATGTCGGCCGCGATGGCGATGCGGGAGATCCGGCGGTCAAGCTGGGCATAGCCACGAACGGCGGCGCCGCCGACCATGGCGGTACCCAATGCGACGTAACGATTACCCAGGGAGTCGATGCCGCGTGATGCGGCATCGGTAGACATGCGCAACAAGCCCATGGCGCGCTGATTGCTGGCAGCAAACTGGCTCATGCTCTGGCCATATTGCCGTGATTTTGCGGCCAAGTTGCCAGCGAGGTTAATAACGATATCGGTGACAAGTTGCTTGGCCATGATATTTACCTTTATTTATTCGGCGTCAGCGCCTTTTTTAATTTATCGAAGCGAATAAACAGATGGCGCAATGGCAAATTTTCCAGCTCGGATGTCGGTATATATTTGCTCATGGCAAACATTAACCCCATTGCACCATCAACCAGCTGAATCAGATCGCCCCCGTTCGGCCAATGCCTCCATCAAGGCTCCATCCAATTCATTGGCCTTTAATTGCAGCATACTGAAATCATCGACATGCAATTTCTCAAGCATCTTTAAAGAAAGCGGCCCTTGAATTTCACCGATATAAGCAACCTGACGGCACAGCAAATTAAGGCCATACATCACATCGCTGGTATAAGCGACCGCCTTGCCGTTTTGCACCACCACTTTTTCAGCATCGAGCTGGGCTTTAATCAGATCGGCGGTGGTCAGTTCACGCAGGCCAACTTCACGATAAAGGAGCGGCTCGTCGCCGCTCCCTTTCGCTTCGATACCGTGCTGCAGTTCGAAGGTAATAACGGCCATGTTCAGATCCTCACTACCTTGTCGCCGAAGAAGGTGGCATCGATATCGCCACTCTCTTCACGCAGGGTGGCCGGATCGTTGGTGCTCGATTTGGTCATCATGTAGCTGACACCGTTATCGCCTTCCCAGGTGAGGGTGGCGTCTTCGATGGCATTGATATCCATCACATCGACATCCTCATCGGCCGCAATGACCATTTGAATGCTCGGGCCAACATACTTGCGGCTCTTTCCCCACGATTTTCCGGGGCCATTGTGCTGGGTGCGGGTATAGCCGCCCGGGTTGAGCACGGCACCTCCCTTGGTCTTTAACTGCTTGCCATTCGCTCGAATGGTCACTTCACCGAGGATTTGTCCCATGGTGTCCCCCTTAGAGTTTGAACTGGATCAGGGCTGCGAAGACGCGCAGCTGGTTGACGACATCCGGATGGCACACGCAGTTGAGGCGGTTGCGATCGGCAGTGTCGCGATAGACGCTCAGCGTCTCTTTGAACAGGTCGAAGTTTTCCATCAGGCCAGCGGTCACCCAGTCGAGCGCCACTTCCAGAATCGCCTGCTCCATCAGCTTGGGCGTGACAGTCGGTTGTGCCGGGTCAATCTGGGACAGCACGTTGTCATCGGCCAACTTGTGGCGCGGGAAGCGGTTGGTGACCATCACCTTGATGTCGTAACGCATCTTGCCCAGGGTGGCCGGAGTGGTGATGTCGAGGTAAGAGGGATCAGGGTCGCCAAAGGCGTTCTTCTGATACATCGACACTTCACGCTCGATGGCCACCACGTCACCGGGCTGCACCTGATAGGTGGCAATACCGGATTTGAGCAGGTTGTTACGCTCGTCAAAGGCGAAACGGTCAGCCTTGGCCGGTGCCAGAATGCCGGGAAGTGCCAGCGTCTGCAGCGGGCGAGCGGGGTCGATGGCCAGCTGATAAGAGGCCACACCGCAATAGCTGGCCGCGAACTCCCAGCTCGGGCTCGGTGACTTGCTGGTACCCATGCAGGAAAACAGGAAGTCGTTGCGCGCTTCGCCGAAGGTGATGGTCTCGCCATAGGTGCCACGGAACGCGGTATAGGCGATCGCCTCAGACATCTTGAGCGGGCCCCAGCGGGTCAGCAGTTCATCGCGCAAGGTGTTCAGGCTGGCGGTATCGTTGAACGGCGTCATGATGTGGTTGTACCACTCGTCCGGCATGGCGGCGATCAGCGCGGCCATATCGGGGGCACCAGAACCGTTGGCCATGCCAGTATAGGTAATGGTGACACCGGGCGGCAGCTGCTCGCCTGCGTAGTAGTTGTAACGCAGGTCGATATCGTTGCCGGTCAGCCCCTTCCACTTGGCGGTGACGTTGACGCGGGCGGTGTCGGTGCCATCCACGGCAGCAGTCACCGGCAGGTTCTTGTTGGCGTTGATGGCGGCCGCTGCCTTGGTGGCGATGCTGGCGGCGGTATCGGCGGCGATCACGCCAACCTGCACCGATTGACCGGCGATCAGCAGATAGACGGTACCGGCCTGAGTGGCAGGGCCACCAAAGATATAGGAGCCTGACGCTGACGCTCCGGCAGTCAGGTTGCCGCTGGCGATGGCAAAAGTGCGGGTGTAGCTGTTGGCCTTGCGATAACGCTTGGCAGCCAGCGCCATCATGGATCCTTGACCAAACAGGGCATCAATGGCCGATTCGCTGACCGGGATCTCGACCACGGTATCCGGATCGGCGGTACCTGCACCAGTACCAGATTCGATCATCTGACCGAACAGCAGCACGTTCTGATCCTGGGCGATGTTGCCGCTCAGGGCCTGCGAGTTGTCGATCTCGATATAGACGAGCGGCACGCGCACGTCATTGGGGATAGTTCCGAGAGCCATGGTCACTCCTTCGCTTGCGGTTTCTTGGTGGCCTTGGCGGCCGGTTTCACTTCGTTCACATCACCATCGGCCAGCCGTTTCAGCCAGAAGCTGGTGCGCGGTACCTTCTCGCCATCGGCGGCCAGCTTGCTGCCATCCGGCTTTTTGATGACCAGCCCTGGGGCCGGTTTCAGATGCAGTTCCATCATTGCTCCTAAGGTGTTGGGCCCGGCACGGTGATATCTGCCTCGCAGACCGGTGAGCCATCGCCCTGCTCGGCGCGCCAATTCATGCGCAAGAAGTCGTCGAGCGTGGCGGGGTCAATGGGGTTATCCAGCGGCCAATCCTGCAGCCATGTTACGGCCCATATCGCCACCCCTTTTTTGTCGGTCTGGATGGAGTAAAGGTTGCGGGACTGCACCGACTCAGGCGCTTTTTTGGCGCCCTTGCCAACCCATCCACCCTTTATCATCAGGGCCTTTGCCAAGCGACCAGCAATGACCTCAGCCCGCTGGTCTTTTGCATACGCCCACATATCGGCGCAGAACACATAGGCCGCGAACTCTACAGTGCCAACCAGCTCGTTGCCTTGGTTCTCCATCTTCGGAACCCGCAAGACAGCGATACGCACCCCGCCATCCTTGTCACTCATCCATCGGCCCAGCTCATCGGCCTTGTCGAACTGACCGATATGGCGTTCAACCTTCTGCACCCGGTCGATAACCCGATCCGCGCCGGGTCCGGTGGCTTCCAGATAGGGCTTGAGGTAGTCAACCACCCCTTCGCAGGCGGATACTGTGCTGCCGATGGTGCCAAAATCAGGGCGGCTCATAGGCCTGCCTCCTTCATCACGTCTTGCCAGAAGTCGCCAATCACGGCGAGCAACTCGGTCTGGTTATCGCTGGATAGGCCCAGATATTGACGCTGTGGGATCTCCATCATGCGGGTAAAGCTGCCGACCGACTGATAGACCGGGAACTTGAGCGCCTTGCCAAACGCCTGGGTAATGCGGCGAACGTGGGTAGACACCTGCACCGAGCCGCTGAAGCCATCCTGATGCACTCCGGCATAAGCCAGCGGTGAGCCGACCCGCACGCTATTGCGTTGCACCTGATACTCGATGCTGTCGAGCAGATCGCCGTCACCCTGCAGCAGGCTTTGTCCGCCGTGGCGAGTCTTGGCGTAGGCATCTGACCAGGGCGCCCAGGGCGTACCATCCGGCGCGGTCTTCTCGTCACTGATGCGGCGGCGGGTCTGGCTCTCGACCACGGCGCCGATGCTTTCCAGCAGCTCGGCCTTGTAGTCGTTGCGGCCCAGGGTATCGAGCAGGCGCTGATAACGCGCCAGCTCTTCGCCCCGGGTTGAAACCTGCACCGAGATAGCCATCACAGCACCCCTTTCAGACTGTTGCGGGTGAACAGGCGATCGTTCTCTTGCACCAGCTCAACCTTGCCGACGCTGCCCTCTGGCGGCATATCCGGCGTGGGCAGGCCCAAGTCAATCTTGCCCGCCGCAATCTCTTTGATTTTGGCGATGGCGCGGTCATAACGTTCGCGCAGCAGGTCGGTGGCCTGATTGTCGCGATCGGCCAGCCAGTAGAAGGCGATCACGATGGCATTGCGCTTGAGCAGATCCGGCACTTCCGGCAGCGGCAGCACAAAGCGACGAGACAGGTAGCCATTGATTTCGTCATCGGCGGTGGCCAGTGCCTCATCAATCCAGACATCGTTCAGGGTGTCGGTGCTGCGGTCGAGCGCGAAGTTGTAGAGCATAGAGCCGTCGCGGTCTTCCAGATCCTGCTTCGTCGCGTAGATGGCCATGATTAACCGCCCATCACTTCATATTCGGTGCAGACCAGCCACGGCTCGTGGTAGACGCGCTGGGCCTGTTCAGCGGTCAGGTAGCAGCACGGGATCTCGCAGCTGTGGTCGTGCGGCACATCGTCCTTGGCGGTGACCACAAAGACGCGGGTCTGGCTGGAGTGCAGGAACTGGACCTCGCAGCGCCAGAAACCTGCCGGTGACTTGGCCTTGACGTCGAACTGGCCGAGCAGCCAGTCAGCGTTGTTCTGATTGGCAGCTTCCCGCTGTTCAGCTTCGAGACGGGCAGCCTCTGCGGCTTGCGCTTCTGCGGCCAGTCTTGCCTCTTCGGCGGCCAGCTGCTCGGCTTCGATGCGAGCCGCTTCTGCGTCAGGGTCTACCAGCACTTCGCCATCTTTCTTCGGTTGGGGCGGCGCTTGTACCAGCTCGGTACCCGCTCCCACTGCTGCAGCTGCCAGCTGCGGGCTTTTGTCGTCACCGGTCTGGGTGGCTTTCTTTTTAGGGGCCATTTCAATGCTCCTTTAAACGGTCGTTACTGGCGGTTTACACCGCTGAAATGGTGGTCTCTGCCGTGACTTGCTCGGCGATGATCAAGATGCCAGTCACGTTGAAGGATCCGCCGTTACTGCGGATCACCGGTTTGGTGCCGTTGAGGGCAATAAAGCCGTTCTTGTCGATCGAGAAGAAGGTCGCCAGGGTAATCACATCAGAGGTCACGGCAACATCGCGGCTGGCCACCAGTCGGTTGCCATTGGTGCCGATGAAATCGAGTTGCATCGAGCGATTGGTGCTGCCACTAGTCCAGTTACCCTGCAGATTCAACTTGAACGCCACGCTGGAGTTGTCGTTATAAACGTTGAGCTTGTCGCTTACCGTGTTGAAGAACGGCGCCAAGGTGCCACTCGCAGGGGCTGGCAACGCCTTGAGAACCGCAATCAAATCACGGTTGGTATCCCCAGGCAGGGTGATACCTGTCAGAGCAGTCCATAACACCTCGCTTTTCTTGCGGCTCGGTGTGGGTCCTGCTGGCCCCGGCAATAACAGAAAGCTGCGACCGAACATGGCTTATCCCTCGGTGACAATCAGGGGGCCGCGGCCTGTTACCAGTCGGCCATAGAGGTTTTGCACCGGTTCGAAGGCCCATGCCTCACTGGCGCCCCGCTCCAGAACGTGGCCGACGGTGACGCTTGGCGCAGGCAAAGCGGTATCGGTGCGAAACTTCGCCTGCTGGCCGCTCTGGTTCTGCATGGTCCCTCTGGCTGCAGAAGAGATCAGCACCCAGGCTGAATCGGTCAAATCAACTTGTCTGGTCGCCATGGTTCATCCTCTCGGTTGAAAGATGCCCCGGCAGTGCCGGGGCGGATTGGCCTGCGATTACGGCGCCGGAGGGGCAACCACGTAGGGGCTGACCACGATTTCAACATCCTTGTAGTAGATGTTGGTGTCACCACCAGCGACCAGCATCATGTCGATCAGGGCCTTGGCGGCGGCGCGGTTCTTGTAACCGACAACCAGGGTGGTTGGGCGAGTACCGAGCGGGACGCCGCTGGACTTCTTCATGGTGCCCAGCATTTCGATCGCCTTCTCGTAGTTCTCTTTGGTCAGTGCAGCCCGGGAACCGATAGCGGTCTGCGGGAAACCAAATCCCACGTTGCAGCGGCCATCAGTACCGGCAGCCATCTTGTTGTTGAACCAGGTGTACTCTTCGTTCGGGTTCATGTTCTTGAACGCGAACGGACGGCGCAGCTGATAGATGATCGGCTTGATCACCTTGCTGGTATCCAGCACGAACCATGGCTCACCCACATCGGTGGCCGGGTTACCGATCACGTTGGAATAGGTGCTGGCCGGAGTGGTATCGAGCGGGTGATCTGTATCGAAGAAGTTCTGACCATCCCAGCACAGGGTTGAGAAGCCGTTCTTCAACAGGGTGAAGGCGAGTTCATCCGGGAACAGGGCCACGTCTTCGCCAAATTTCTGGGCGATAGGCGAATAGATACCGATCTGGTCATCTTCGATATTTTCACGGGTGACCGTGATGGAGGTTTCCCAGGTCTTGTTCTCGATGGCATAGCCATGAGCGCCCATGGCTACCAGCTGGCGATCGCTGACCCACTCCTTGATACCCGGGATGTCTTTCATCCAACCGTAATAGTTGGCGGCACCGGTGCTCGGGATCTCGGTCGCAATCATGTTCCATTGCGGCTTGGCTGCGGAAATTCCTGCGGTGTAAGAGGCATTCATTGCTACGAACAGGTCGTAGACAATTTGCGCTTCGTTAGGGACGGCCATTATTGAGCTCCTTCAATTTGCTTGAGACTGGCCAGATACTGCTCCGGCGCGATTTTCATCTTGCGGCACATGGCCAGCTGGTTTTCGGTCAAGCCATCGACAGCGGCAGGAGCCTTGTTCTTCAGCTTGTCGGCATCGGCGATCACCGGGGCGGTCTGCACAAATGCCTTGAACTGCTCCACACCACCTTCTGCGCGGCACATGCCCAGGAACATCTCTTTGTTGGCCGGGGCGATCTTGCCAGCGGTGATGGCTTCATCAACCAGCGCGGCCAGCCTGGCCTCTTCGGTCTCTTTCACCTTGGCTTCTGCGGTAGTGGCGCGGTTCAGGGCCAGTTCGTAAGTCTCTTTCGGGACAAACTTGTTCAGGTCAGGGCCAGCGTTGGCGCGGTTCATGGCCAGTTGGTGATCGGCCTTGAGGGTATTGATGGCGGTGAGCACGGAAGCAGTATCCGCATCAGCGCCAAGACCCAGTGCCTGGGTCAGTTCAACGGGCAATGGCATTTGAGTTTCCTCACGGTTCAGGGCAGGGAGTTGGTGCAAGTTGGGTTCGTTGGTCAAGCCGACACTGGCAATGCTTTGCACCGTACCGGCCTCGTCATAGAGAAATGCGGGGGAATAGAAGGCGTATTCCTTCTTCTCCAGCATCTCGCGACCTTCGCTGTTCCAGTCAACCATCCCCCACACTTCGCCGCCGATGTTCTGCAGCGCAAGGATCCAGCCGATAGCCGGGGCCTTGTCGCCCTTCGGGCCTTTGAGGTGGGTGGAGTGCTCGACGTCAAACGGGCGCTTGCGGGTAAAGGCGGCGACCACGGCGTCGGGGTTGCTGTTGGTCCAGCTGCGGCCATCATTGCCAGCGAACGAGCCAGCCGGGATCAACGGCAGCCAGACTTTCTCGTCACGGACTTCCTGACGGGAAAGGTCAAAGCAAAGGGCTAGTGATGTCTTGCGCATGATCGCTCCGTCACATAACAACCTCCTGCCGGGTGGCGGTTGGTTGGGTGAACAAATGTTTGGACGAATCGATAATGGGCCAGCCGGGGGGCTGCCCTGTAATGACGCTTTTCGCGCTATGCAGAGGGGAAGTTGATGTGGGTGACGCGGTGATGACCGGTCATCACAGGATACAGATGGCGGGTCAGCTTGCCAATGTGATCGGGTCTATCTGGTCGCCGTGGTGACGATCACCGCTGGCGGGTGGATGGTGGCGCAGGCCGAAAACAGAACCTTAGACACCACCACACACCATCTTTAAAACCGATTTAAATCGCCTCAGATTAAAAAGCTGGGCAATTGTTCGGGCGCTGGTAGCCAAAAACACTCACAGAGGCTTAGAGAGCGTTTGGCGCAATGTTTGCTCCTTGGCTTTCAGGTCGGCTTGCAAGGCCTGCTCGCGGCGCTTACCCGGGTTGTAATCCCACCCAGGCTCGATCCCCTTCGGCAGGGTCTCGACTTCACCGGTTCGCTTGTTCACCCACTCGCTGGTGCCATCGTTTGGCGCAGCAAACTTGAACCCGCTATCGCCCTGCAGCTTGGCGTATTCAAATTTGCTGATCTGGCGCACCCCGCAATGGCAGCCCCAACCGTTGGGCGGCATATGAGTTTGCCACCAGGGATCATCCACCGGCAGGGTAATCCCGCGCCAGCTCAGGTGCAGGGTGCGGTGTTCCCGTGCTGGCCCGATGGTGTAGGTCAGATAGGGCATGGCCCGCTTGGTGCGCTCGATGCGCTGCCACTGGCCAGCGGCGCGGGCGGTGCGCATGTTGGTGCGGTAAATGATCTTTATCCGCCCTTCACTGCCCAGTTGTACCGGCTTGGTTTCGCCGGTCAGCGGGTCATCCAGCTCCTGCACGCCCCACCAACCAGACTTGACCAGCAGTGGCTTGAGCACGGCGGCGAACTGCTGATAGGTCTGGCCCTGCTCCAGCGCCTGCTCGACCAGGGCGCGCACCTCGACCAGCAGATCGGCGTTGAGCATCTTGGCGACGGTGAAGGCGTTGCTGTGCTCCTCCTTCCAGACATCGCGATAATCAAACCCGGGCTGCAGCCCCTTTTTCTTGAACCAGTCGAGCGCCTCTTTGGGCGGAAAGGCGGAGGCCTTCGGCTCAGGCATCTTGCACGTCCCCCATGCCACGCATCCGGAACAGGTAATCGGCCAGCTGCGGGGTGAACTGCTCGGCGGTCAAGTTTTCTTGCAGCTTGAGCAGGCCATCGTTGAACTCTTCAAAACTCGTTGCCTTGGCCGCCAATTCGAGGATCGGGTTCATAAAGTCATCACCGCCCACCTCCACCCAGTCGCCCATGGCCTCTTCGGTCAGCTGCTCGATGGCCTGTTCATTGGGTTGCTGGATCCGGTTGATGGCCAAGCGCTTAGGCTGCTGGCGGTTCATAGCAAGCGGCTGTGCGGCGGCCACCTCCATCGCACTCAGCGGTTGCAGCACAGCCTCATCGTCTTTCGGGTCGGCCAGCCCGAACTTGTCACGCACTTCGCTCTCGCTCACCTTCATGCCGCGATCAACCAGCGGCATCAGGCTTTCTACCAGAAGTTTGAGGTCTTCCGGTTCCGGCACGCGGATGCAGACGCGGGGGTAAGCCTTCTGCACGCCCCAGTTCAGGATGATGAAGGGCTTGACCAGGTACTCGTTGATGGTCGATTCGAGCTGGCGGGCATCCCATCTGGCGATATCCAGCCGCACCTCGTTATGCACGTTGGCCTGCGCCATACTGCTGCCGTTCTCGGTGGTCATGGTCTGACCGAGCACCAGCTTGCTGATCTCTTCGTTGCACCAGCGCACCATGCTTTCGAACAGGGTATCGCCGCCGTTGCCCTTCGCGGTCTCGACCAGCTCGACCATCATGCTATCCGGGATGATAGCCCCGGCATCGCTGGCGATGGTGGCGATGGCGTTCTTGAGGGTAGAAATCTGCTCGGGGGTAGCGTTCGGCCCGTACTTACCAACCCGAATGGGGATACCGAACACCTCGGCAAACGCCCACCAGTCGCGCACGGTGAAGCTCTTGAGCATATAGAGCACGGCACACTGGCGAGTCAGACCGTTGCGCCAGACGTTACCTGACTTGGAGCGCGGCAGATGCGTGATGAATTTATAGGGCTGCAAGGGCTTGCCCTGTGGCGCATCGTCGCTGATAAGCAGGATCTCGCTCAGGGTATCGGTATCCATCCGCAAATAGCGGGGGTCAACCCATTTGTAATCTTGCGGAACCCATGGGGTGACGGTGGTATCCCACAGGATCTGACAGACCCCCATGCCCTTGCCAAGGCCATCGAGCAGGTCGAAGAACAGCTCGGGGATCTGGTCGCTCTCCATCAGCTTGCGCACTTCATCGGCCAGCCGCACATCCGCAGCGTCATCACTGGCGGCTTCTACGCTGGGCGGCAGCGCAGCCACCGCCAGCTTGCGGGTCCGCAGCACGGAAGCGTAATGGGGATCGCGCTCTTCGATCTCCTCGGCCAGCGTCATGTAGTCCTGCGGGTTGTTGCCATCCACCACTGATCGCAGCAGGCCAGCCAGCCGCAGCGGGGTGATGGTGCTGGCCACGCTGTTGGGGCGCGGGTTGCGCACGCTGGTCGTGTGGGCCAGCGCGATATCTTCGCTAAGTTGCGGCTTGTCGGGTTTGATGGGGTTGCCCCGGCTATCGAGAATATTGGTCACAGTAATCCGCCTCCGCTACGCAGGCCACGGGTCATGTTCATTTGCCGCTGGCTGTCGTTGTCTTTTGCTGGCGCACCCACCTTGGCGATGCGGTGCAGTTCATAAATCTGGTTTTCGGCCCGGCTGGCCAGATAGGCCAAGAAGATGGCAACCGCCGAGTCGCCGTGGCGCTTGTTGCCGTCGCTGCCTTGGGTGCGGCTGTCGTCGATGCCTGGGGTGCCACGGTAGATCTGGATTTGCCCCAGATCGGTGATGATGTCTTCGTGGCGCGGCAGCTCCAGCTCGTCATCTTCAAACGCCGCCTTAAAGCGCGGCATGTTCTCGCGGTAGAAGCTGGCAGACAGCATCACCTGAACTACCTCTTGGCCGTAGCGATAGGCGGCCTGTTCGGCCAGATACTGGCCATTGCCACGGGCATCGAGCCAGATGCCATCTCGGCGCGGCAGGCGATCGCAGATGAAGTAAAGAGCCTGCTCCTGCTGCTTGAACGGGGTGTTTTTCAGCTCGACGGTGAACGGTACCCGGCGGCGGGTATCCGGCAGCACCTCAATGGGGGCGAACACCGTCAAGTCACCAGAGCGGGCAAAGTCTTCGCCCAGGGCGTGGCGATGGCTGCGATCCAGTTTCATCAGCTCGGGGAATACTTCGGCCTCCAGCCACTCCTTCATCTCGGCGTTGCGCTCCGATTCGCTGGCGCTGTTGAAGGCGTCCGAGCCGGTAAAGCGCAGCACGGGCCCATCGACCCGGCACGCCCGTTCGCGCAGGCCACGTGGCAGGTAGGCACCGCCGCCGCTCTTGGGCTCGCAGTAATACTCCTCCCGCGCATCCTCTTCGGTGGCGGTGTCTTTGAGCAGGTTGCGCAGCCACTCATCCTGCAGCTCTTGGCTCCACTCTTTCTTCGTGACCTGACAGATGCGACGGTACAGACCATCTTCGAGTGCCGTCTCGATATCGATGCGATGCACGCTGTAGCGCTTCTTGCCCGCGCGACTATCGATGATCAGGGTATTGAACAGGTTCTCGATACCGTTATGGGTCGAGATGAGGCGCACCTTGCTGCCCCACATGGTCAGCGCCAGCGCGGCCTTGAGGATGGCGGCAAGGTCTTTGTGAAAAGCCCCTTCATCGATCACCACGTTGCCCTGCATACCCCGCAGGTTGCTGGGGTTCGAGCTGAGCGCCTTGATTTTAAAACCGCTGGCGAAGTTGATGACATAGACCAGGATGTCTTTGTCTTCGTTCTCCAGCGCCTCTTCGCTCACCTCGCTGGCGGCGCAGTTGTAGGCGCGGGCCCACATGGCGCAGGCGTCAATAAACTCGCGGGCCATGTCCTTGGTAGTGCCGACATAGAAGGTATCGCTGCCACCGGCTGCCGCCGACATGGATCCGGTCAGGGCAGCATCGGCCGCCTCTGCCCATGTCAAACCGGTTCGCCGCGACTTCTCGGCGATCTTGAGCGGTGAGGTATCCGCTATCCAGCGCTTCTGATAGGGCAGCAGCACCTCATCAGGATTGAACTGGCCGCCGATAATGGCGGCCGCTGACTGGTTGCGAAGCTGGTTTTCTGCGGCGGTCAAATGGTTCATCACGCAATCCCCAAGATCTGCTGTTTAATCTGGGCGGCGGTCTCTGCCGTCAGCCCTGCCGACTTCACGATCTTCTCGGCAGCAGTGGCGGCCTCGGCGGCAAACGCAGCGCGGATCTCCTTCTCGACCTTATGGCTGGTCATGGCGGCCTGCTCCACCCGCTGGATAACTAGCGCCAGCTGACCCAGCGATTTCGGGTCAATCATCTTGCCCTCTTCGCCGTCGCTGGCATCCATCATCTTCATGGAGGTCTCAAACGCCATGGTGCGCACGAACTCCTGCAGCAGCTTGCCCACTTCAGAGGTGGGGGCCTGCCCGAGCTTTGAGGTCCAGACGGCGGCCACTTCGCGGGCCTGCTCCATGCGGCTACCCGCTTCTGCCATTCGCTTCGAGAAACGGTTAAGGCCGGTGCGGCTGATCTGCTCCTCCGGCGGAAGGCCGGATTCCACGATCAGCTTGTTCACCTCGGCCAGAATGTCCTTCTGTGACATGGAGCCAGATCGCAGCATCGCGGCCAGCTGGCTGCGGATATCGTCCGGCAGCTGCTGGATCTTGCTCTTGGTGTTCTTCTTGGGGGCCATGATTACTCCAGCAGCTTGTCAATCAGCGGGGCGGTGCAGCCCCACAGTGCAGAGACGGGATCGCCGAGCATGACCAGCGCCAGCAGATAGCCTGTAACCATCATGGCGGCGATATCCAGCAGGCGGCTTTTCATGCGTGGCCAAGCCTGCGAGCACGGCGCTGTGCCCGTGCTACTTTGGCCTGACGATTGGCGCGCTTTACCGAAGGTTGGCTTCCGTTGAAGGCTGGGAGGTAACGGCTGGCACGCCGCACCTCTCGAACGTGACGCTCGATCGCTTCATCCAGCGATGCGGGGCCAGACCAGTTACGGAGCATCAACTGGCCAATCCCACCAAGGCCACCCATCAGCAAGCCAATCAAGGCGCTTTTCATCTTGTTCATGGTCATCACTCCGGACGCGGTTTCTTGACACCCGGCACGGTGGCGTCGCCTTTGGCGACATCGAAGCCACGGCTGGTCAGTTTGGCGATCAGGTACTCGCCCATGGTGCGGGTGGTGACCAGGTTCTGCTCTTCCAGCCAGCAGATCTGGGTGCGCACCGCGTCGCGGCTGATACGATGGCCCCAGCTTTCGAGCACCACATCCAGAATGGAATCGTTGGTCTCGTAGCCGTTCTGGTCTTTCAACTCTTTCAGGATGATCAGACGCTGGTCTTCCAGCACGAACTCTTTACTACTCATACAACCCCCGTTTATTTGTCGTTTAAACGCTGCTCAAGCAGCAATTGCGCAATGTGATTTACCGGATGGAGGGCTTCACGCAGAGCCTTGATATCCCCGCGCATCTCGGCCATATCGAGCCGCAGGGCATTCAATTCTTCCTGAGTTGGCATCGCGTCCAACTTCTCTTCAACATTGGCGAGGCGGGTGCTGTGATCAGCCATGGTATTTTCCACCTTCTTCAACTCCTCACGGCGGACGAACGTCTTGCTCAGCCACAGCATGGCTACGGTGGCAAGCACCGCGACTGCCGTGGTGATAACGCCCCACCACTTCGGGATCCAATCAAATTCCATAGCGTTGCTTCCCCGCTCTCTCTACACGGCATTGGCACGGCACGCAGCGCACTGCATCCGGCTCGGCCTGCAGTCGCTCGGCGGCGATCTGCTCTCCACACGTCAGGCAAAAGCGATTCCCGTGCTCGTCCTGATCCGGCTGTTCCTTGCGATGGCGCCTGGCATTGGTGATGGCGCGCTCGCGGAACTCCTGTTCTTGTTGTTGTGCCCGGTCGAAAAGGTCGGTCATTTGGCCCTCGTCAGTAGTTTGGAGACGGCGCCGGTTACCACAGACTGCACCTTCTGGCCAGAGGATTTGGGATGCGGGGCGAAGCCGTCCAGGGTGCGCAGGCCCATATAGGCCCAAGCGGGGGATGACAGCATGGCAATCACAGAGATATCTGCCCCGTCACCGTAACCGGCCACGCGCAGCCCCTCGAACGCCAGCACATATAGCGCGGTGGCATACCAGCTCTGGCGCGCCATCAGCGGGCGGGTGTTGCGCACATAGGTGTCGGTGGCGCCATCCCCCTCTCGGATGGTCTGCTGGGTGGTGGCCTGCTCGGCCTGCTGGTCGGCCAGCTCCAGCTCGCGGCGGCGGGTCTGCTCCTTCTCCATCTCGTTCTTGAGCTTTTGCAGTTCGACCAGCACGGCAGGATCAGTGATGCGGTTGAGCTGTTCTTCAATAGCCGCCTGCTGCTGTGATGCAGTCAGGCCGATGGCGGATACCTGCTCGACCATATCGGCCACTTTGTTCGCGGTTTCGCTGCCGCCAAACAGGCTGGCAATACCCCGGATCATGGCTGGGCCCTGCTCCACCGCCAGCGCGGCCAGTGCGGGGATTAACGGTAGTGGCATGGTGGTTCATCCTTCTTGAAAAGCGCACGCAGTCTGGCGCAGTGCTCTGCGGCCTTGCCGTTACAGGTGGTGAGGATATTGAAGCGGTGACGGTTGCGGGCGTCGTAGATCTCGGATGGCGTCACGGAACACCATCCCTTTTTGAACTGGCTTTGCATGGTGCCGTCACGGCTATGGAGCGGCACGCGGCGATCAACATCGCACTCGGCAATGCCCTGTTCGGCCGCCTCGCGCTCCCGTTTCAGCCGCTGCTCGCGGCCATGGTTAAAACTCCACTCCCAGTTTCGGCCCATGTCAGCCCCCGTACACGCTGGCCCAGCGGCCAGTACGCATCTGTTCGGCATGGCGCTGGGCGCGCTTTGGGGTCTGCTTGGCCCAGCGGCTATCGAGCATACCGGCGGCGGCTTTGTCCCAGTTGCCACGGGCCACGGCGGCAAGGGTGTTCTTGAAGTTGCCAAGCCCATTGACGCCCAGCTGATAAGCCATGGAGTAGAGCACGGCAGTACGGGCGGGAGATGTGGCGCAGGTATCGAGCGCATCGGCCAGATGCGGGATGGTGCGCATCTCGCGTTCCATCTTCGCCAGATATTCATCTAGCCACGCTTCGCCAGCGGCCAGCGGCAAGGTGAATTGATAGAGCTTTATATCCGCGCCTTGCGGGCCGATTCGAAAGCCAAAGCCAACGGTGGGATAACCTTCGGTGCAGAGATAGGGTTTTTCGCGCCAACCCTCTTCGTATTTGATAAGCGCATAAATGGACATGACACACCTGAGAAATAATGAATTTCGCTGAGTGTGCTTTTTATATGCTCGGGTGGTGTATTGACGGATATCGTATAAAGCGCAGGCAAAATAAAAGCGGCCAGTTGGCCGCCTTTATTTGCTATCGAATTGTCGCTTAATACGCCCGACCATTACGCCGTCCATTTCCATCAGCAACAGGATCCAGTCCGGTGAACATATCCGGCTGCACTTTTCGCAATTCGCTGCGGCGCATCCGTGCCAGCACAAATTGAATTTCCCGTACCGATACCCCGAATTTGCGGGATAGCTCAAACTGATTCTTGCCGTTGAATTCCTTCCAGATCTGGATGGAGCGCAGCACCGTGGTCAGCGTCTTGCCGTTCGGCACGTAGAAGGGGGCGCCGCCGAAGGTGCGGCAGAACTCGGAGAGCATGACGAACGACAGCATGGGCGAATCGCGGTGCGCTGCGACCACATGCTCGATGGTATCGAACATGGCGCGCAGCTGCTCGCTCCAGCCCGGGGCGGTGTCATCACTCAGCATGCGGTAGGTTTCCGGATCGATGGCATTCAGGTCAACCCCTACGCCAAACAGATCAACAGTGCTCAGGTCGGTCTCGTCTTTCATATGGCCCCCAAACGGCGTGCAAACGGCAGATAAAGCAACACCCGGACTAAGCCGGGTGTTTGTATGATAACGCAGTGGATCTGGGCGCCCAATTCACGGGCCGGTCAGCTATTCCAGGTTGACGATAAACTGCACTTTGTCGTTGCTATACCAGGTCACGCGATAGGGCTGGATCCGCTCAGCCACGGTGGCATTGCACAGGCGAGCGGCGCCGAACTCTTCGCTATCAGGACGCTGCGCCGGATTGGATACCGCCATCCCGTTCAGCAACTTGCCAAGCACTTCGACCACTTCCGGCGCATCGCAGGCTGGCAGCGCTTCCTGGCGCATGGTGTTGAAGGTCATGCCTCCAACCAGCACCACGACCACCGCCAAGCCGATCCAGCGGTTGCTGGGTGCAGGCTCCTGCGCTGCCGGTTCCAGCTTGTTGCGCTTGTAGAGATAATAAGGCAGCGCGATGATCCAGATCACCGCAACGAACACTGCCCAACCAGCCGGATTGCGCGCCCCTTTCTTGTGTGAATCAAACAGCACCCAGACCGCACAGGCCAGCACTACAAAACCGATCAATAACGTCATAACGCCTCCAATAAAAAGGCCCATATTGGGCCCTATTTGTCATTTACTCCAGGGGATTGCATTGCCATCGATCACCATTATCTGCGCTGGCCGCCAGCCGGGGTTTTCATAGGCTTCGCGGATCAGGTCGTAACCCGGCATCGCATCCAACCGGTGCGAGTTGCTGACCGGCACCTTATCCCCGCGCTCGATAATGGCGGCGGTCATCAGGCGGATATGCCACTTCTTCAACGCCTCCAGCACCCGCTCAGCCTGCGCCGATGTTAACCATTCTGCCAGATTGACGCCAATCCCGCCGTTGGCATTGGCCGTCATGCGGCGGATAAAGCTGCCAAGCGCCTCCTCTGAACCATCTTGCAGCAGGCCATCATTGCTCATGGTGATCCAGATGGCGCGCAGCTTGCGCACTTCTGGCGCCTGCACCTTGGCAGAGCTGGGCGGGGAGCGGAGCCCGTTTACCTGGGCGCCCACTTTGACTTTGAACCCCAGCCCCTTCATGGCGGTAATGACCGCTTCTAGCTTGGCTGCGCTCAATCCCTTGGCCGAGCGCGCGCCGGTTACGGACTCCAGCAGTGCGCGGTAGTCCTCTTCATCCAACCCCAGTTCGCGGCGGCCGACTTGCACAATCTTGAGCAGGCGTTTGGCATCAGGCTGCATGGCGTCCCCCGTTCATCTGGCAGATGTTGACGAACTGGGCGAGGTGGTCAGGGTCAACCTTGGACAGCGGGATATAACGCAGCGTTTTGCTGGCCTTTCCCATCTTGGATAACTGATCAACCTGCTCGCTATGGATGCGGCTCTCATTATGGATCGGGAACCCAGCCTTCTTGCAGGTGGCGATTAACTCACGCAGTTTGCAGCGCCTTGCCGATTTTGTTGAAACGCTGTTGGCGCCCAGCACCTTCTTCACCAGATTGTCGATATGGCAATTTGTTTGCGGATTATCCAGCAGCTTATTCAGATGGTGGTAACGTGTGATTTGCAGCAGGCTCAACGGGCTGGCCTGTTCAATCTCTCCCCGGGCGCGCAGGGTCGCCATGGCACCGTAAAGGTAGCGACCAGACAACCCCATTGCTTTGCCCAGTTCATCCGCGCTCATATGATTCCAGAGCGGAACAGCGATTATCTCAGCCTTGATGCTGGCCAGTCTTTTTTCTGTCAACTTGCAGTTCGCTTTAACAATCATCGTCTTCTTCCTCGTCGTCTTTGCTGACGGTCACAATCACTTTGTTGGTCTTGGGTGGCTGGCCTTCGCGCCAGCGCGGTACCGTTTTGTCTAGCCAGGCCATGGCGACGCCATCGGCCTGTTCATCCAGTTCACGCAGCTCGGCTTTGGTCATGCCTTTGTGGCGGCGCTTTGCGTAGCACGGCATATTGGCTTTGACGTAATTCACCATCTTGCGCTGGTAGCGGGTCAGGGCCATGGCGATATTTCCGCTTTCGCTCGGCATTGCCTTCTGATTCGCAGGCCTTGCAGTAGTGCTGCAGGCCGTCTGGCGCGTTGGGATGGTTGCGCACAGACCAAAAGGCGGTGTCTTGGGGCCAGTAGTCGTTGCATCCGGTGCAGAACTTCTCCAGCCCCATATCGGGGTCGATGCGGGCTTTGCCGCTCTCGAGCCGCTTTTGCAGCAGCCCCGCTTTCATCAGTGGCGTGTATTCACCGTGCATACGGCCCCCTTGCCATCCATCAGCTGCAGGCGATCTGCCTCCAGTTCTGCCAGCAGCTGCTCAGCTTCACGCAGGGCATCACCGGCAATATCGTGGGCGCGGTACTTTCTGGCGCCCCGCGCCAGGGCGATAAAGCGGCGCTGCAGCACCACTTTCTCCTTCCAGTTCAGCGCTATGGCCATCTCGCCATAGAGCCGGTTTAACAGGTTGTTCAGCACATTTCGGGTCATAGCGTCCTCGCGTATCGTGAGTGGGTTATGACCGGGCCCGGTCGGCTGCTCATCAGTGCCCAGCCACCACGCTGGGCAGACCATGCCGGGCAACCCCGGCATGGTTTCGCTTACTGTTTTTGTGCCGAGTAATCGACGGTAACGCTGGCAATATGCTCTTTGTTCACTCTGATGGTTGAGGTGACTTCTGCCTTGCCGTCATCCGTCCAGACCATCTTTTCTTGCAACGCATCGATCATCATCTGACGACCGTCATCACCAAGTTGCTCGCCTGCTTTATCGAGAATCGCCTGCTGTTGGCCAACGGCTGCACGCAAGTCGAAGAAGAAAGCATCGAGCTTGTCAGCCGGGATCTTGACCGCGATATCCTTGATGGTGGTGATGGTGTAGCTCTTCTGGTCTTGCATATCGATTTCCTTGGTTATGAATGGATTGCCAGTAGCAGTGCGCCATACAGCCAGATGCAGGTGAGCACACAGATACCGATGGTGGCAACGGTCATGGTTTCATCGCTGACTCGCATGGCGCGTGCTCCTGTTACTGCTGGATAAGGTGGACGGCGCCGACAACCAGCACGGCCCAAGTCAATCCCCACACCACGGCGAGGATGCGAAAGGTGCAGAGGCTGATTTTCATGCGGCCACCTCTTTCAGTTCGCTGACCAGCTCCAGCCCTTCGATCTTCTTGAACTGGCGCACCAGCGCGGTGCTGCTGCCGAAGTAGGGAAACAGGTAGGTGTGGCCTGCTTTCTCCGGGTTATCCCCCCAGATCTCCTTGGCTTCTTTCGCGCCCCACTTGCGTTTGAACTTGGCCTGTTCTTCCAGCGATTTCTTGGTGTAACGAGCCTTGAATTTGTGGCAGTAAACCTGCTTGACCACCTTGTTCATAAACTCGTCTGACGGGTCGATATCGCTTAGTTCTTTGCACCAGATGCCTTTCATAAACCCATCGATATACACACCAAGAACAGTTGTGCTTTCGCTCTTGCGTTCGCGAGTAACATGAATCGCGTGACCATCCAGTTTGAAATCAACCTGAACCCATCCCTTCTTCAGCTCGGCCGCGATGGCCTGCCACTGCTCTTTGCTGATAGCCATCACGCAGCCCTCTTCCCAAAGCGGTGGATACATGTCAGGCAGAGCGCGACGCGCTGGCGGGCATACTCCACATTGAGCGGGTTCTTGGCGGCCTTGGCGGCGGCCTTCCACATCTCCAGCGCGGAGGCGTAACGCTCCTCACGCTCCAGAGCGGCTGCCTGAGTGGCCAGCGCCAGATATCCGTTTGGATTGCGGGCGATCTCGTCGCCCTTCAACACTGCATTAGCCATGGTGTAACTCCTGTTCAAATCGGGTTTGCTTGTCGTACACGGTGACGATGGAGCCGTTCTTCAAGATGAAATAGGCATCGCCACATTCGAGGATCCGGCGCGGGCTCCATCCCGCCTCGCGCTGCCGGATCCGCCGCAGCTGGCGTTTTGCTTGGGCGCCACGCCCGTGACAGGGCGCCCAGCATCTCCAGTTCGCTGCGGCCGGTACGTTGCACCCAACGCTCGACGGCGTGGCGGGTGACGTACAGCGGGCCATAGCGGGTTTCAAACTCCATCTTGTTGCTGGCCAAACATCTCTTGATAGGTTTCATGCCCCATCACCGGCCCGCAGTCAGGGCAGCCACGGCAGGTTGGGCCCATGGTTTTGCACTCGCTGGTTTTCACCAGGCGGTTTGCTTCCGCCACGATCTCTGGGTATTCCTCCGGATTGAGGGGAGCCGCTGACGAGATCCAGCCAGCCACCCACTGCAGGGCATCCCGAACGCCCTGTTCATAGGTGCCATCTTCAAAGTCGGTACCGACTGTTTCGCTGCGTTCTGCCAGCAGAATTGACATCAGCAGTTGCTGCTTGAACTGGTCGCGGTCGATATCACACACGTCATGCTTGAGTGCATCTGCAGCCTGCTTGGCTGTGGCGGTGATGGACTCGGTAGTCCATCCCTCCATGCCGTTCTTGTCTTCCCACACAACCTCGAACTCGTCTGATTCGATGTCGTTGCTGGCGGTACTGGCGATCACTTCCAGCAGATAGATCAGGTTCTCGTTTTTCATGTCAGGCCTCACAGCTTCGACCAGTCGATGACGATGGCCTTATAGGCCCCGGTGCCGGTCTTTTCATAGAAACGGATGTACTCGGCTTTGCCGACCACGGTGATGGCGTCGGCGATGGCCTGCATGGCCTCTTTCCATTCGGCGTCCTGAATATCCAGCTTGCGCAGGGAGAGCACCTGATTGACGTCCACATGGCCGCCCTTGTTGACGCGGAAGGCGTGATCCACCAGGGCGCGGATCTCGTTGCTGCTGCCCTCGCTCCAGCGGCCGATGCAGCCGTCGATCAGGGTCTTGGCGGTCTGCAGGCGCTCGTCAAACTTGCGGTGCTCGCCGATGGCCCGCACCACCTGAAAGCGGCCGTCAAAGCTGGTCAGGGTGACGTTGCCCTTGGTGCCGCCGTACTGCACGCCGTACTCGGCAGCAGACAGGTCCATAAAGGCTTCAATCTCCTGGGCGATGCTGGCCTTGCGGGCCAGCAGGCGCAGCTGCTCTTCTTTGGCCTCGGTACAGAGGCGGGTGGTCAGGTCATCGCGCAGCAGATCCACAGCAGGGATCAGGGACTCCGGCACGAAGTGGCCAAGGGCGTTTTTGCGCATTTTGTCGGTTTGGTTGGTCATGTTATTGCTCCTGTTAAGCGGGGAAACCGGCGGCCCGATAGGCCATGTATTCGCTGGCAGACATCTCTGCGGTGCGCTCGAACTCGTCACGGGTGGCGGCTTCACGCCAGTGGACGATGCAGCCGTTCAGGCGGGCGGCGTAGGCGCGGCGGCGCAAGCCATCGACCTGCTCGATGATCTCGACGGCACCCTGACGCAATTCGTCAGTGGGGTATGAAATCTCGATCAGCGGGCGGCGAGGTGTGCTTTTGATGGCCAGCACTTGGCAACCGAACTTGCGCAGGCGGCAGGCGACGCGCTGGGCCTTGATACCGATGGTGGTGGTCTGGATGTTCATGCTTGCTCTCCTTGTGAATCACTGTTCAGCGGCGCCCAGCTCAGGTGCAGGCGGTCTTCGTCATAGCTCTGGCGTTGCAGCCTTTCGTCTTCCATCACCACTTCGCCATCGCTCTGCTCCACCACGCGGCCCTTGCGGCCGCTGAGCAGGTTGATGTGCGTCCATGGCGCGGTCTTGAAGCCGTAGAAGCTTGGTTTTTCCTTGGGTGCGTTCATGCGGCACCTCCCTTTGCTTTGGCGATAGCGGCGCGGCCTTCCTGAATAGCCTCTTCAACCTCGTTGCGTGCTGGAGAGCTGCATCCATGCATCCATTCGATGGTTTCTACAGCCTCATTGAGCGCTTCCAGCAGCTCGTCGCGTTGGTTGAGCGCATCGGCAAGTTGGTTCTCTGCATCAGCTGCTATTGCGGCCAGTCTTCGAATCTCTCGCTCCTGCCCTTCTGCTCTGTCGTCTGCTGCCAGCAACTGGGTGCCAACGGCAGCAACAAGCCCTTTCTGCTCCAGCTATTCGGTCGGAAGACCGCGGCATGCATTCACGCAGGCCACGATGCGGCGAGAGTCGTTTTCGTTGTGATGGATAGTTGCTATGTGTGCGTGAGCAAGCTCACTTACTTTGGCGACGATCATTTCGTCGGCTATACCAGCGACTGCCCATGGTTCTTTCGTGTGTTCAGTCATGACTCACTCCCCCTCCAGCTCGTTAAAGGCCACCCGCAGCACCTGCTCGTTGAGCGGTTCGCCGCCGGAGTACATCACCGCCAGCTTGAGCACCTTGCTGACCAGATGCAGGGCACCTGGGTGCTCGCTGATCTGCAGCAGCAGGGCTCGCTCAGCATCTCCGGTCACGTTCCAGGCATCGGCCACTGCCATCACGTCGGCTTTCTTGGCCTTGGTCAGGGCGCGTTTTTTGGCGACGCGGGAGTAAAGGCGGGCGAAATCTTCGGAGCGGTGGCCTCCGGTAAGCTGGGTGTAAACCCGGCTGTTTCCTACCAGCACCATTCCAACTTCCACCTCCTCCACCAGGATGCGCAGCTCTTCGAGCACGTCGCGGCCAAGGTGGTCTGCTTCGTCCACCACGATCAGCCCTTTTGTGGAGAGCAGGCGGCGGCGCAGGGCGCGGGCCAGTGAGCCACGCTGACGCGGGGAATTCTCCATCCCAAGCTCCATAGCCAGCTCGTAGAGGCATTCGGTCAGGGTGCTGCGGGTTGGGCTGGCGGTAACCATCCAGACGTTGTTGTTGTTGCGCTGGAAGTGGCGCAGGGCGGTAGTCTTGCCCACGCCAGAGGCGCCGTGGTTGATGACGATGCTCTGTGTCATCTGGGCGTAGGTCATGTCTGCGATGATCTGCTTGGCGGTCTCGGTCATCACAAAGCCTGGATCGCGGGGGGCATCGGCGCGCTGTTCACGGGCGGTCAGCCAGTTGGCCAACTTCTGCAGCATGGCGGTCGGGTCAGCCTTGTAGTTGCCGTTTAGCAGCTGGTTGACGGTCGAGCCAGAGACGCCGATCTCTTTGGCGATCTGCGCCTGGGTCACCACGCTCTGCTCCAGCAGGGCCTTAACCCGTGCCACCACTTCAAGGTTGCTGTTTTGTTCGAGAGTGACTACGTTTGACATGTTGAATTACTCCTTTCAGGCGGCCATAACGGCCGCTTTTTTCTTGGTTAAATGCCGGTTAAAGGCTGTTTTTCTTCATCTGTTCGGCCATCTTTGCGACGCTCGCTTGGTAGCGGGCCTCGTAGTCGATAACCGGTGCAGCTTCTGGCTGTTGTTGGGTGGAAATGGCCGGCGCTGGCTGGACAGCAAGCGCGGCATTGCCGATGGAAGCGGGGCGCACCATCTCGACCACTTTGGCCTCTGGCGCCTCTTCGTCGCTGATGCTGGGCAGCAGCGCGGCGGCCTCCATCGTTGACATCGTTCTCTTGGCCAGCGCGGCGGCCTTGTTGGCCTTGACGAACTGGGTGCGCTTGCGTTTGTGCTCGCGGGCCTCTTGGGTATCACCGAAGGCGACCTTATCCAGACATTCCGCTTCGCAGATATGCAGGCCACTTAGAGTGGTGACGATCACCGCCTCGTGCAGGCGCTGCGGGTCGAACCGTGCCACCACCTTCTGGCCTGCATACTCAGCAAGGTCTTGGTGGTAATAACGGTTTTTGCGGTTGCGGATGGTGCCGCCAGATTCCAGCGTGATTGACCCGTGCTTTGGGTCTACTCGGCAGGCTTCTGACTGCAGCAGCATCATGGTCAGCTGCTCGCTGGTTGCCTTGCGCACCGTGGCCTGGGCATAGCTCTGCTCGAAGGCCTGGTCGAAGCTCATCACCCCGCGACAGGCCTCTGTATTGCGGCCCAGCTTGGCGTTGTACATGGCCACGCCTTCGGCAACGATGCGCAGAAAATCAACTGCATCTGCCGCCCGTTCACCATAATTGTCTGGCTTTTCCATCGGGTTCGGGCCGGTGTAGCAGCCTTCCAGCGCTATATGCTTGTCGATGTAGTTTTCAAGCCCGCCATTACCGAAGGCACGCTCGATCGGCTTGGCCTGACCGTGGCCCTTGCCCAGCAGCACGCTGGACCAGTGCAGCTTGATGCCGAGCATCGGGATAATCCCCACGGGGTCATCTTCCTTGACCTTGAAGCGGTAGCGATTCGGCACGCCGCCGGTCATCCATTTATTGGCCGCTGCCCGGGTGTTATCGATGGTGATTTCACGGGGGATGCCGTATTTGCTACACACATCCATCAGTGACAGGCGGATCGAGTCAGTGTTTTCACTGATATCGGTGCGCCAGCCGATGATTTTTCGGCTGTAGACGTCCTGCCAAAACCATGTTTTCGGGCGCAATATTTCGCCGTTGAACCAGCGCACGAACACGTTGTGCAAGTAGCCATCGCCGTTAATCCACTCCATGGCTTCCAGCCCTTCGATAGAGCGTTCCTGCGGCGGATAGAGCTGCATCAGCGCGTGCTCACCTTCGCGCAGCATGACCTGCTGGGCTTTCGGAACTTCCAGATCCATGCGGCGCATCAGGCTGTTAAGGCTTGGGATAACCCAGCCATGTTCCTTGGCGGCTGTTTTCAGAAACTCGTAGCAGCTGGCGGCATTCGGCTTGCCGTTGCGCAGATAGTCGGTTTTGAAGAACTCCCACGCCTGCTCGCTCACCTTGGCCAGCTTGCCAGCGCGGTTTTCGAGCGCGGCCTGCTGCTGTTTTGGCACCAGCACGGCCAGCCAGTCGCTATCGTCAAAGCCTTTCACGGCTGAGCAGTGGCGGCGCAGGGTAGGCAGGGCGATCCCGAACTCGTCAGAGATATGCTGATAGGCCTGCATCAGGGTGCTGCCGCTGGCAACCAGGGCATGGACGGCCTGCACGGCCTTGACCCGTTCCTTGGCGGTGGCGTGCGCCTTGTCGTTGGCCTTCTTCCAGTTGGCCCACAGCTGCTCTTTGCAGTAGCGCGGCGCCTTTGGCTTGGGCAGATCCAGCGTCATGCCGCCGACCTTTACCTTGCCAGACTTGCGCAGCAGGGCGGCTTGTACGACAGGTGGCAGGCTGGATACAGCGAACTCCAGCGCCTTGCCTCTTACGCCTTCTTTGCGGCGGCTTACCCAGCCTTCACGCTTGGCCATCTTGTGAACGCCCATCACTGATGATGGAAGCCCGGCAAGGCCTACTACGTCGTTAATTGAGAACCATTCCATGACAGCCTCCGTCAGACCGCTTCTTGCATTTCTGGGTAACGGGACGGCCAAATATCAGCAGGCTTGGCATCCAGAGCTTCAGCAATGATCCGCTCGCCTTTCGGCCAGGGGCGGGAAAACGCGTTGTAAAGGGTTCCGCTATCAAGCCCGTTCTCACGGGACAGGCGAGCCATGTTGGTCCCCTTCTTTTTCAGCGCCGAAATCACATCAGCCCTATGCCAATCTTTATTTTCCATTTCATTAACCTCACTTCTGGCTTAGGATTCTTACCGGTTCTGATAACCGTTTCTGATTACCAGTTTATTGATAAACTAATCTGCCGCAAGTGGTTTATATCTAAAATCATCAAGAAGAAAGACAAGGCATTGATTTGTATAGAAATAAACTTTCATCAGTTTATATAAACTGAGTTTATATAAGGAGAGTTTGTGATAAACCAATGGATGTCAGCAAAAGAGATCGCGGAACTCCCTGGAATGCCCAGCACGATCCAGGGCGTACACAAGAAGGCGAAGCGGGATGGGTGGCAGCAACGCAAGCAGACAGGGGTGAAGGGCCCTGGCGTGGAGTATCTTGTCGAGGTAAGCAGGGAGCAGTCAGGAACATCTGCTGAAACTCTATCGTCTGTTGTTGCTGGACCTGCTGCAGGCCTTGCGGCCAGCAGCTCACCTGGAATGCCAGGCTTTCCATTCCTTGGTGGAGCAGCGGCAGCAGTTTGTGCAGTTGGTTATGTGGGAGGAGTCTTTGAAGATGAGCCAAATGTTTCAGAAAAATCATCGACTTACAAAGCAAATCAGCATGAAGACTCGGTAAATATTCACTTTTTTATAGAGGAGCCTGAACGCTTCTTCAGTGATGTCGGTGGAACCCTCCCAGTATCTCCAAAGTGGTTGAAATACAGAGGGTTTAATTCAAGCGATCTGGCATTTTATGTGCAGAGTGGAGACAGCATGGCGCAGCGGATAAAGCACCGCGATATAGTCATCATCAACAGCCGCGATAATCGATTGGCTGATGGCTACCTGATGGCCGTTGAGGTCGATGGAGCAACGCTTATCCGCAATGTGCAGAAGATACCTGGCGGTTGGCGATTGAACTGCGAGAACCCGCGCTATGAGCCGATCACCCTTAGTGGCGATGCTGAATCACAATGCAAGGTCATAGGCCGAGTTGTGCGCATCATTAACGAAACTTGATGCTGGTTTAAAGGCTGTTTAAAGGCCTATTCCAAAATCTTTCAGTGCTCAATCCACTCGTAATTTTCTGGCTATTTCGGATCTAGTGATCAATCTTGCGATCTCCCATAACGAACACGGCCTGAAGAGTCTCAAGAACTCTGCAGGCCGCGCCACTTCTGATTTGATCCCACTTTATCCCTGCTGATCCCACTTATTCCCTAACCTATGCTCCCAGTGATCAATCCAATAGGTTCTATACAGCGGGTGAGGTAGTGCCAGATCAGCATGCAGGTGGAGGTCAGCGTCAGCCCGCCGGTGAGGGTGAGCAGCAGCGCGGTGAGGCCATCCTCGCCAGCCAGATGCCAGAGCAGGGATTGCAGCCCCGCCGCCACCGTGACGGTGGCCAGCAGCACCAGCAGCTGCTGCCAGTCGTTGCGCACCGGTTGGCGGCGGGCGATCAGCAGCGGCAGCAGGGTGAGCAGGCTGCCTGCCTGAATGAGCGGCCACAGCGGCAGCCCCACCTCCTGGTTGAGCCAGTAGAGCAGCAGGGATTCGCACAGCAGCAGCGGTGGCCAGTAGGCGATCGGGCTTTGCAGCAGCAGCCCCAGACGCAGGCCGAAGGGGAACAGCAGGGCCGCCAGCATGGGCGAGCCCGCCAGGTGCAGACCGATGCTCCACAGGCAGAACCAGCCGGCGGCAAAGATGAAGCAGGCCGCCAGCGAGATGGCGACATAGCTGGCAAGACGGGGGATCAC